ATTCCATCCTTAAAGGGGCGGACACTGCACCAGAATGTGATTGCGCTGAATGATGAATCCGTACCAAAAACTGCTCCAACGAAAGCGTACTTGGACTCCTGTCCAACAAACCAAAGGTAAACTTAAAGAAGGTGCGGAAGAAACAATTTTCCGTGCTCTCGCACTCCGACAGCTTGAGTTACCCGTTGGTGAGTTCATCAACGATGCTCTCAAGTTTGAAGTGCCTGAAGCTGCTCGTGAGCTTCTCATCGACAACATTAAAGATGAGGAAAAACATGACATCGCTCTCGGCTATGCTGCAGCAGCGTTGGGTACTGACCCAAAAGCTGAAGCGGAGGCACAACGTTTTAAAGAAGCTTGGGAAAGCCATCCAGACCACACCGTGCTCAAAGCAATGGTGGCTGAAAGAGCTCTCTTTTTTGTGCTCCTTCCGTTCTTTCGCTTTTGTGGAGATAGCGGATTGAGAACAGTTTCAAGCGACATCTCTCGTGACGAAACTATCCACGTCAGTGCTAACTCCTTGGTCTGTCGTGAGCTTGGGTTGTCTGTCAGTCCGTCTCTCGACAATCTACGGAAAGCCACGATTAACTGGGTTATGCAGCCCTTAGGTAAGTCTGAGGACAAGTACCTGGACAAGCAGTTCTGGCTTGATCAAAGCGACAGCCTAATGTATGCAGGTAAGGCTGAAGGTCTTATCGAGACCAAACGTTCTCGTATGCCTGCATTTTTTGAAATGAGTAACTCCGACCTACCTAGCTACGCATGACGTTCCGTATCCCAGACCCCAACGCAAAATTCATTGATCCAGAGTTTTACACAAACCCCAATGACATGCGTTGGTCTGGGGTCGAATGCGAATTTTTTTGGATTGCAGCAGCAATAATTGGTACAGCAGCCGCTGCTGCCGCAGACGCACAACGTCGCAGAGAACAAAGAAAAGCAGAGAGAGCAGCTCGTCAAGCACAAGCTGAAGCTGCTGAAGCACAGCGTCAATTTGAAACAGAACAAAAAGCGGCTGAAAAAGCTATTGCTTCTCAACGTGCAGCAATGGAAACCGAAGAGGCTGAGCAACAAAAAGTAGTTAAAGAACAAGAACGCATTGCTGCTGAAGTTGCAGAGCAAGCACGAGTTGCTGACATTGTTTCTAAACGTTCAGTTGCACAAGTTGGTGCAGAAACGCAACGTGAGATTGCTGTAGCTGATCAACAATTAGCTGAGCAACAGGCAGCGCAAGCTGTTGATCAAAAGGCTGCAGGACAGACAGTAGGTAAGCCAGGTATTTCCCGCACAAAGGTTACAGCTCCTGTGCCTGGTGGTTACGGTGGTACCGAACAAACTAAAGTTAATCCGACCGGACTAAATATATGATTCCCTACATTGATCCAGACATTATCAAATATTTAGAAGATATGTACCCTGATAAGGCTCCTGATCTTAGTATGGAGGAGAAAACTATTTGGTATTCTGCTGGTCAAGTATCAGTTGTACGCCATTTAAAAGAACAACTTAAAGTTCAAGAAGAAACCAAGTACGACTAACGTGTTATGGCTGTTCCGTATCTAGCTATAGCTACCACGCTTCTTGCGGGTGCTAGCGCCTACTCAGGTTACAAGGCTGCATCCGCAGCACGAGAACAAGCTGCAGCTATGCGGAAGCAAGCCGCTGCTACTCGTGAAGCTTCAATGCAAGAAGTGTCGCAAATGCAGGCAGATGCAAAGCAACGTGCTTCACAATTTCAAACGCAAATTGACCAAAGCCGAGCTGCAACTTCACAGCGAGCAAAGGAAGCTGAGCAAGCTGCAACACAGGCTCGTGCTCAGATCGCACAGCAGAAAGCCTCGTCTGCTTTGGCTATCCAACAGCAACAACTGAGCTCTGCAATTCAGAGGCAGCAAGCAAAAGGAGCTAAGGTTGGTACACCTTCACGCCGTCGGGTTGGTACCCCAGGAGCTCTTCGTACTGCTGTTGAAGCAGAATCTGCTTTGGCTTTTGGCGGCAAGGATACAACTAGCACTACTGGAGTGGGTGGATTGAATGTTTAATGCTGCGGCTCGTTACTCGGCCCTAGAGCCTGAGAAGACAATTTATCTTGACCGTGCAATTGAGTGCAGTAAGTACACTCTGCCGACTCTTATCACCGATAACGATCGCAGCACAGGCAAAAATTTTTACACAAAAATTCAGACTACATACCAAGGGCTTGGAGCTCGCGGTGTGAACAACCTTGCAAGCAAACTTCTTATTGCTCTGCTTCCTCCTAACCAAGCGTTTTTTCGTCTCTCTGTAGATGACATCAAGCTGCAGCAAGAGCTTGAGAACTACAAGGAACTGCAGTCACAGTTTGATCAACAACTGTCGCTGATGGAGCGCACCGTCATGCGCGACATTGAGGAGTCTGGTGACCGCACTGCGTTGTTTGAGGCACTAAAGCATTTGATTATTGGTGGCAACGCTTTGATGTATGTGTCAGAAACTGGCACCAGGGTGTATCCCCTCAAGTCGTTTGTGTTAAACCGTGACCCAGAAGGAAACATTCTGGAAGTTGTGGTGCGTGAAGAGGTCAGCCCTGACATTCTTCCTGAAGGCACAGCACCCAAGACTGTTGAAGGTGGGTTTCAAGACAAGTCAACGTTTCTCTTTACCCACATCAAATGGGACTATGAAAAGGATCGTTGTACGTGGCAACAAGAGGCGTACAAGAAACCTGTAGGCAAACAAGGCTCATCAGAGATTGAGAAGAGCCCTTGGATTCCGCTACGCATGTTCCGCGTGGCTCATGAATCGTACGGTCGAGGATATTGTGAAGAGCTTTTAGGAGACTTGAAGAGTCTTGAGTATTTGTCAAAAGCAATCGTTGAGGGTAGTGCAGCAGCAGCCAAGATCATTTTCCTTTGTAACCCAAACGGTACTACTAGACCTGATGCACTTGCTCGGGCTGCCAATGGATCAATTGTGGCAGGCAATCCAAATGATGTGGCTCCTCTGCAGATGCAGAAACAAGCTGATCTGACCGTTGCTCTTAATACCATGGCTCGTATTGAACAACGCCTGAGTTTTGCGTTTCTTCTTAACAGTGCGATCCAAGCTGGTACTTCTGGTCGGGACCGCGTGACTGCTGAAGAGATTCGGATGGTTGCACAGGAACTTGAGTCTGGTTTGGGTGGTGTGTACTCCGTGCTCTCTGTTGAGCTGCAGCTCCCCCTGGTTAAACGCAAGATGGCTCTTATGGAGCGTCAGAAACGCCTTCCAAAATTACCTAAGGACGTTGTTAAACCACAGATCACTACAGGTCTTGATGCTCTAGGTCGTGGTAACGACAAAGCAAAACTGATTGAGTTTTTGCAAACCCTGGCACAAACTGTGGGTCCTGAAACTATGTCCCGTTTTGTAAACAACCGAGAACTTATTACTCGTCTTGCTGCTGCTGATGGACTTGATACTTACAAACTGATTAAGTCTGAAGAGCAACTTGCAATGGAAGAGCAACAACAAGCTATGATGATGCAGCAACAAATGGCTGCACAGGATCCTAACAATGATCCTGCTAAGCAAGCCGCACTTGTCAAAGCTGAAAATGACTCAATCCGGACCGAGCAAGAAGCCAGCCCCGGCTCCTAAAGAAGAGCCTAAGACTGAGCTGCAACTTCGCATTGAACAACTAAAGAAAGAGAAACCTGACGTTTACGAACAATACGTGAAGGCGATTCGTCAAAAACGACCCGTCTCTGTGTATCCTGACCTCAGCGTTCGTATTGGTTGATTATGGAAGTTGTAGCTGATGGCGTTCTTTCGCAGGAAACTGGGCCGTACAACGAGCAAGATCTTCAAACGCTGGAAACAGAAAACCAGCAGCAGGAGGAACAGCAACAACCAGATGAAGACCTTATCGGTGGCAAGTTCCGCAGTCCTGATGAACTTCTCAAGGCCTACCAGGAGCTGGAAAAGAAGCTTGGTTCTGGTGAACAGGTTGAAGAAGAGTCTGCCGAAGAAACTGACGAACAGGATCAAGAAGCCCAGGCTCTTTCAGATGAACAAGAGCAAACTATTGTTGAAAGCATCGGAGGTTCTGAGAACTTTGAAGGTGCTCAGCAGTGGGCTCGGGAAAACCTAGATGAAGCTGAGCTTGAAGCGTATAACCGTGAAGTAAATAGCGGTGACTACTACCGAGCTCGTAACGCTTTGCAATCTCTGTACTACGCCTATGCAGAGAACTCAGGTTCTGAACCTCAGTTGCTTGGTGGTAAATTGTCTGCCAACAGCAACGATGTGTTCCGTTCAACTTCAGAAGTTATGGACGCAATGAACGATCCTCGTTATCTAAAGGACAGTGCTTACACCCAAGATGTACAAGACAAGCTAGTTCGTAGCGACGTTCTTGGTCCTAGGGGTTAATATTTAAATAGCGAACGTAACATTGTTGCCGCTGAGGCGATAACAACAGTCAAGCGAACGCGCAGTAACTTTTCAACCAAACTTAGAAATGCCTGATTTTGCATCTCTCGGCCGGTTGGGTAGTATTAACAGCGTTCAATACAACGCTGGTTCTGCCTCCGGTAATTACGAGCGTGAAAACGCTAACTTCCTGAAAATTTTTTCAGGCGAAGTTCTGACCACCTTTAACCGTGAGACGATCTTCAAAGATCTGACCATGAAACGTGCCATTTCTTCTGGCAAAAGTGCAAGCTTTCCCGTAACAGGACGTTTCTCAAGTCGCTACCATCGTCCTGGTGACTGGATCACTGGTCAGGGCAACAAAGGGATGATTGGCGAAAAGATCATCACGATCGATGATTTGTTAATTGCCGACGCCAGCATCTACGACCTCGATGAAGCCAAGCTTCATTGGGATGTTCGGAGCATCTATTCAACGGAACTGGGACGGGCTCTTGCCAGGGCCTATGACCAGCGTCTTGCTCGCACCCTGTTGACCGCTTCTGAGTCTGACGGTCGCGTTAAGGACTGGGATTCCAAGCGGTTCCAGCTTGCAGGCGGTACCTACGCTTCTGTGTCTGGTACTACCATTACCATGAGCGCTAACTTCGCAACTGCGGAACTTAGCTTCTTTGCTGTTGGTGAGGTTATCTACGGCGAAGATTCCGGTGCATACGCCGTCATTACTACCGCTCCTACCAACGGTGCTGCCACCTTCGGCATCAGCCCGATTTCTGCGATTGGTACTGGCTCCAACGCAGCCTTCACCGTCGGTGAGCGTCTGTTTGTTCTTAACGCCCTGCCTGGTGGTACTTCCTACACCGGCATTGATCTTAACGGTGCTGCTAACCGCAACGCTCGCGGCGACCTGATCGTTGAGAACCTGTTCAAGGCTTGCCAGTCCCTGGACGAGAAAGACACTCCTAAAGAAGGACGTGTTTGCGTTTTGTCTCCTGGTGCTTACTACGATGTGCTGGCTTCGGACCGCGC